ATATTTTGACTTTCTGACCTGCACGACGGTGCACCGGCAGTTCCATCCGTTTGGCGGGTAATACGTTTCCCAGAAAGGGTCGTTCATGGGTCTTGTTACACCGTTGAGTGCGGCGTGCTCCGGTCTGACCTTGTCGTCGCCGGCGGTGCGGTACTGCAGGTTGTAACGGTCTCCATCCTCGGTGAACTGCTCCCATTTTGCCGCCATTTGCGCTGAGGCGTGGACAAAGTTGTACTCGGCATGGAGGTAGTTCTGGTTGTACGTCTTGTCTATCTTTTGAACGTCGTTATAAAACTGTTCGAATGACTTTCTGTTGCCGTTTTCATCGAGGAGTGACGGGAAGGCTTCGTTGAGCTCGTGGAAGGTCTTGAGGCCTGAGAAGATATAGTCGGACCGTGTGAGTCGCCGTCGCATGGCCTCGGTCATGGTCACTTTCTGGAACGCCTTGTCGAGGACATCGGCATGAGTGGAAATGAAATGCTGCGCCTCGTCGGAGGCGAGGATATTGATGTCGAGCGTAGCCCCTTTCTGCAGGAAGAGAGCGGACATGAGCCCAGAGAAAGCCTCTGTGAGGCGTGTGCGTATTTGGTCCTGCTCGTCCTTAGTGAGTGTGATTTGCGGGTGATAGTCGTGCAGGATGAGTGCATATCGTTGGTGCAGCCCCACGTAGTGGGTGGGGCTTAGTCGAAAAAAGGTAAAGCCTCACCCCGGCCCTCTCCAAGAGGGGAGGGAGCATTCAACGGTGTTTTGTCATCGGTATTATCAGTCTTGTCGGTCTTGTCAGTCTTGTCGTCTTTGCTTTTCCCTTTTTTGTCGTCGTCGGTCGGCTCGTCGTCATCATCGTCGTCAGGCTCCATGGCAGGCATGGTGATGTTGCGCCGCTCGCCTACGGGCATGGAGTATTTCTCGGCGAAGTATTTGGGGTCAACGTCGTACCGGTCTGCAATCATGGTCTCGTAGGCCACCTGCTGCTCGGGTGTGTAGTCGACGGAGTCGTCCCAGTCGAAGCGCAGGTTGTTGACGGGAAAACCGTGTCGGACCATTCGGGGAAGGAGCTGGTTGTTGACGACATCGCGCAGCATGTCGGCATCAGCGTCGATGAGGTTCTGGAAGACCTGCAGATGCGTCTGCGACTGTGAGAGCGAAGAGCCGTCCTCGATGGTCATGGTCTGTCCGATGATGAGCTTGGAGAGCTCCGAGTTGGCGCGGTCTACGCGCTCGTTGTAGACATTGAACGCATCGCCCCTTGATGACTCGACGAACTCCAGCTCCGTGTCGAGAGGCAGGACGGCGGAGCCGGCGAAACCGAGTGCTGCGAGCTGCTCGTTGATTCGCTTTCGTTCCTTCTCATCGCGCGTGGAAGTCTTAGCTACTCGGAGTGGCATGCCGAAGATCTCTCCGAAGGCGTCCCAGAAGGCGAGCATGTTTTTCTTGGGGATGGTGTGCTGCGCCGCCTTGAGATAGAGTCCGAGGTCGTCGGGCTGCCCCGCCTCGATGAGCCACTCGGAGAACGGTGGCTCATGGTAGTCTATGCCCGTTGTCCAGTCCTGTCCGAGGTCTGTGATGACGCGTCCGTATTCAGAAATGACATGCTTGCGCGGTATGAGTGCGACGCGGCTGTAGCATGGGCATCCGTCGCCATCGGTGACGACATCTCCGAGCTCGATGAGGGAGTGTCCCCAATATCGGCTGTCGAGGATGAGGCGACAGAGCCGTTTGAACCATGCCTGGTCGAAGTAATGAAGGGCCTTCTCGTCCTTCCTGCCGTTGTCGTCGACGAGCTTGAAGGACTTGGCCATGACGAATCCCTCCCGCTGCGCGACGCACCCGGAGAGATGAGCATCGACCTCGACGTCGCGATAGATGTCGTAGAGGCGCTTACGGTTGGGCGAGTCGACATTGATGGCCATCTGCCATGCGCTGCGCCAGTCGGCGATGTCCTTGCGTGTGAGGGCGTCGGTGGTGCGTTGAAGGCCGATGACGACGGCCTTGACCTTTTTGGGATTGTTGGCCTTGGCGAGGTTGAAGTCGCCGTAGGGCGTGTGGAGGAGGCCGTCGGAGCGGCCTGTTATCTTGTTGAAGAAAGCTTTTATATCCATTGTTGTGATGGGGTTGATGGGTTGAATGGGGTTTATGGGGAGCCGCTGCACAGCAGCGACCTACAGAACGGCTGGCGCGGGTGATTTACCAATTAACTAATGTTGATTGGTGGCTTCACTCGGCAAAGCTGGAGCGAGCTCCGCTTTGCACTCGTTTGCTCACCAATTATGCCTTAGCGGAGGCTGGGAGGTAAGGATGATGCCAGTGGAGACGGGTTCGCCCTGGGTGTCGACGGCAGCGGGCAGGTCGGGTACGATCTTGCCGGCCTGTACTCCCTCCAGCCATTTGACGGCTCGCTCGTACCGCTCCTTTCGGATTTCGGAGCCGAGCTTCTGCGGCATGGCTGATACCATGTGGTAGAGTGCGATGTCGCAGGTGTACATGACGATGAGCCTGTTGCGGCTGTCGCCCTCGGCCGCGAAAATAGCGTAGGTGTCGTATGTTGGCCGTAGGTAGGACGCTATTTCCTCCTGTGCCTCGGCCTCGGCGTTTGTGCGGTTCTCTTCAGAGGTCTGTGAGACGACCCTGAGTGCGTTGTCGCCGATAACAACTTTGTAATCTTGGTCAGTGATGAACATAAGCTGATGTTTTTGAGTTTACCATGAGTTGCGTGCCGTGGGTCGCCGTGCGATGATGGGCTGTGCGGACTCCTGGCGCGAATTGCGCTGTAGGAGCCAGATGGCCCCCTCGTCGGCATCTGGTGCATCGTCGTGAACGCGCGAGCCCCTTTCGAGCGCCAGCGTCTGCTCGATGCCCACCTGCATATCGGGCGAGTCCTTGAGGGCGGCATTGTAGAAGACGAAGCCCCGCTCCCAGAGTGGCGATACCGCCTCTATGCGCTGTATCTTCTCCGGCTTCTTGCGTTTGTCGGGCATGATAGGCAGTTGGTAGCCGCGGATCTTGCCCTCGGCCTCGAACTCGTCGAGGATGATGTCCTGCATGAAGTTTGCCTCCATGAAGAACTGCACGGCCGCCACGTCGCGGGTGCGCTCGTAGAGGTCGTAGAGCCAGCGTACCATGCCCGATACCGTGTCCTGCCTGACGTAGCAGTCGATGAGGTGTAGTTCGGGGCCTATCTTTCCCCAGAGCCGTGAAGCCTTGTAGTCGTTGGCCGTGGTTGACTTGAAGGAAGGGTCGGTGTAGCAGATGAGCTCATCATACTTGGAGAGCCTGGGCATCTTCTTGAAATGAATCCAGTCATTTCGGAAGATGGTACCGTCGACGATAGGGTTGTGCATCATCTCCTTGTTCCATGCGCGGTAGCCGACGAACTCAGCATAGGCCTGTGCTTCCTGCCTGGTCCACTTCTCGCGCCATACCGGCTCTCCGTTCTTATCTACGGCCTGAATCTTTGATAGGAATACGCCGTGTGTGTGGGCGATGTTGAAGAGGACGGAGGTCTTTGAGATGAGGTTTCCGACCATGATGAACCGTCCCCGCCCGACGTCAAGGGACCCGAAGAGCGCCTCTTTGACCCAGTCGGTGAGGTCGTGGACTCGCTTCTCGTTACGGCAGAGCTCGTCGTCGTCGAGGTCGTCGATGACGATGTAGTCGGGTCGTGCCTCGCGGTCTCGGAGTCCACGCGGCGACTGTCCTCGCCCGCAAGCGAGGAACTTGACCCCGCTTTTGGTCTTGAACTCCCCCTCCTGCCAGTCGCCGTCAGACTGCTGAAGGCCGAAGTCGGCAATGATGCGCTGGTTATACTGGAGTTCCGCCTGAATGTCACCCAGCAGTCGGTCGGCCGCATCCTCAGACTTACCGACGATGACCATGAAATTGATGAGCCGCTTGGGCTGGAACATGAGCCAAAGCGGCATGAAGATGTCGAAGTGTGTGGACTTGGCGTGACCTCTCGGCCACATGAAGACCGCCTTGAGGTTTGGCGTTGCCTTGACCTTTCGTGCCGCCTCGTTGTGGAAGGGCGCGTTGTGGATAGTTCGTATGACCTCGCCTGTGGTCTTGTCTCGCAGCTGCAGGAAGTGCGGGAAGTAATACTCGCAGAAAGCAGCATAGTTGGCGAGGAGCCTGTTTTTACGCTGCTCTCTCTCGGCATCGGTTTCCTTCTTGAGGAGTGCGGTGTCGGTAATGGCCTGTACCTGCTTGCATCGTTCGCGCCAGAGGTCGTAAGCTTGTTTTTTCTCTGCTACTGTTGCCATGATGAAGAGTTATGATGGCTGCTGCTGAGCAGCAGTGTACGGAACCCAACGGATGAATGCTACTTGATGCCCATCTGTTCGGTGATATACATATCCTGGTACTTGTTGATGACCTTCATGAGTTCCGGTGTTACTGCCGGGTCGGTCTGTGAGCGGTATTCGAGCCACTTGGAGAAGGCCATGAAGACCTCGATGGTGTCGACGACATTCGCCTTCTTGTCGAGTTTCTCGATAACGGCGGATAGCTTTGCCAGTTTGTCGCCAAGCCCTGCAATGAGGTCAGGGTCGCCCGAGTCATTGACCTGGGTGATGAGAGTGTCGATGGTGAGTAGGAGCTTGTTGACGAGTTCCGGTCGTGTGACACTCTTAGCCGCCCTTGCCTCCTTCCACGCTCCGGCGGCACACCACTTGGATATGGTTACGCGTGACACCTCCACCTTCTCGGCGATGTCTCCCAGTCCGTAGCCCGCGAGGTATAGCGTGCGTGCGAGGTCTCTCTTCTTTTCATTCTCTACTTTTGTCATAAAGCGCCATGATAAAATGGTTTACACCTGCAAAGGTTGCATTTTCAGGGGAGGTTTCAAAAAAAGTGTGCAATGGTTTCACAGATGTATGCAACCATTTCATACTTTTTTGGAAGTCAGTGGATTATGACGTAATATTGCAACCGGAAAAGCGATAGTCGGCTGCACTCGACATAGCAGGAACGAGTTGCGCTCTGTACTCGTTTGCACGACTATTGCAACCGGAAAGCGCACTAAGCGCATAATACACAATGACAAAACGAGTAAGAATATCGAATGACCGCCTGAACAGCTACGGAACGCGTGTGCTGACCTCAGGCATGGACACGAAGCAGTATGAGCGTAACCCCGTGCTACTGTATATGCACGAACGCGGCAACGTGATAGGCTACGTGAAAGACCTTGAAGTGAAAGACGGGGAGGTGACGGGCGAGCTGATGTTTGACGAGGCGACAGAGCTGAGCAAGCGCTGCAAGAAACAGTTTGAGTTTGGCAGTCTGAAGATGGTGAGTGCGGGTCTTGACATCATAGAGATGAGCGAGGACGGTCAATACCTTGTGGAGGGCCAGACGAGTCCGACGATCACGAAGAGCAAGCTGTTTGAGGTAAGCGTTGTGGACATCGGTGCGAACGACGATGCCATCGTGCTGAAGAAAGACGGCAAGCAGATAACCCTCGGCAGGGACGGCAAGTGTCCTTTGCCATTACTGAACAATAACAATAACCATCAAAAAAGAGAAGAAATGGAAAACAAGACCATCGCCCTGCAGTTGGGGCTGCCGGAAACGGCAACAGAGGCAGAGATTACCGCCAGGCTGACCTCCCTGAAAAGCGCGGAGGAAGAAAAGAGCAAGCTGGAGCTGGAGAAAGCCCAGCTGGAAAGCGCCCGCATCACGGGCCTTGTGGAGCGCGCCATCGTCGAGAAACGCCTGGGCGAGAGCAACAAGGAAGAGTTTATCAAGCTTGGCAAGAAGGTAGGCTATGAAGAGCTGGAGAAAGTGCTGAAGGCCATGCAGCCCCAGACCAAGCTGACGGCCATCCTGAACGGTGGACACGCCAAGGAGGGGGAGGATGTGAAGTATACGAAGCTGAGCGAGGTGCCCTCGACGGAGATACTGACCCTCCGTGAGCAGAATCCTAAGGAGTATGCGCGGCTTTACAAGGCCGAGTATGGCATGGAGCTGCCCGAATAATAAGTAGAACCCAAAAACGACAAAAAGATGAGAAAGAAAACAATCTTGAAAGCAATGACGGCCCTGCTGTTCAACAGCGTGATGGGCATCACGGTGGCCCTCGTGCTTGGTATCAATCCCGTGCTTGGCGCAGTGCTGGCCAATGTAGCAGCTGCCATCCTCGGCCAGTTTGCCCCGCAGGGTGCTTTGCAGGACAGTGTGCTGACAGAGGTATGGACGGGCGAGCTTGTGAAGAGCCTTCGCAGCGGCCTTGAGGGCAGCTGGCTTGACGGCATTCCCGACCAGAGCTCGCTGGTGAACAACGACGTGATTCACCTTGTGGACGTAGGCATCGAACCCGACGTGCTTGTGAACAACAAGACCTACCCCATCCCCATCCAAGAATTGCCGGACGGCGACATCGCCATCGGCCTTGACAAGTTCCAGACGAAGGTGACCCCCATCACGGACGACGAGCTCTACGCTCTGAGCTATGACAAGATGAGCCGCGTGAAGGAGGCGCACGCCAACGCCCTGAACGACTCAAAGTTTGCCAAGTCTGCCCATGCCCTCTGTGCGAACAGCAACACGGCGACCACCCCCGTTCTGACCACGACGGGCGCGCGTGAGGCCTCAACGGGCCGCCTGAGACTGTGCGTTGACGACCTGGTGAATATGAAGCGTGCGCTTGACAGGCTGAAAGTACCTGCCGGCAACCGCCGCCTGGTGCTTTGTCCCGACCACGTGAACGACCTGTTGATGACGAACCAGAGCTTTGAGCGCCAGTACAACATCGACCGCAACACCGGCAAGGTGGGCAACCTGTACGGTTTCGACATCTATGAGTATGCCAACAACCCTGTATACACTACTGCAGGGGTGAAGAAGAAGTTGGGCGAGGCCGGCACCAAGGGCGAGTTTGCCTGCTCCTTCGCTTTCTACACGCAGCGCGTGTTCAAGGCTACCGGCTCTACGAAGATGTACTACAGTGAGGCATCGACCGACCCGCAGAACCAACGCTCGCTCATCAACTTCCGCCACTATTACCTGTGCATGCCTAAGAAGTCCGACGCGGGCGTGGTGATGGCGAGCGGCTACAAGGAGACGGCGTGATGAGCAAGCCGATGAAATATCTTGTAATCCACTGCACCGCCACGCCGGAAGGCCGTGAGGTAAGCTCCAGGGAGATACGCCACTGGCACACCGACCCGGTAAGCAAGGGTGGGCGTGGCTGGAAGCAGGTGGGTTACACGGATATGGTGCATCTGGACGGTAGCGTGGAGCGACTGGTGAAGAACAACGAGGATGCCAACGTGGACGACTGGGAGGTGACGAACGGTGCGGCGGGCTATAACAGCGTGAGCCGCCACATCGTGTATGCCGGCGGCTGCGACAAGAGTGGCAACCCGAAGGATACGCGGACGGAAGCGCAGCGTGAAGCCCTGAAACGCTATGTGCGGGATTTCCATGAGCGTTTCCCGTGGATACGCATCGTGGGGCATCACGATCTGAACCCCGGCAAGGCCTGTCCGAGCTTCGACGTGGCGTCATGGCTGCGGGAAATCGGCATCAGACAATAGTCAAGGTAAAAGTAATATTCAGGACAACAAAGGCAAGGGACCCAAGCGATGGACACGATTATGCAGATACTCCAGTGGGCGATACCCTCGGGCGGCATAGGCGCCGCCATCGCCTGGGTGGCCAACCGTAAAGCGAACAATGCCAAGCAGGCCAAGAGCGTCCACGACACGTATAAGGCTATGTATGAGGACATCTCGGCACTGCTTGTAGAAACCCAACGAAAATATGACGACTCAACGAAGCTCACCGAGAAGCTTGTCCAGGAAAACAACCTTACGCGGAGGGCTCTCAACCGCCTATCGCATGCCATTGAGGCTATCCAGCTATGTCCTCATGCTGGCTCTTGCCCTGTCAGTGGCGAGCTGTCGCTCAGCGAAGACGGTGACGATGGAGAGGGCGACGGCCGCGGCAAGCGCAAGCGACAGCAGCGCAAGGAGCTGGCAGGTGCTGCGGGTGGTGACGCAGGAGTGCGTGAGGGCGGACAGCACTCGTCTGCGCATACCCCTTGACAGCCTGCTGATGCTGCCAGCGGGTGCGAGCTACACGGCACGTAGCGGCAGGGCGCATGCGAGCGTCTCTGTGCGGCGGACGGGAGATGCGTCCCCTTCACAGCAGCTGCATAGTGGCATGACGGTGTATGTGGATGCGGGCTGCGACAGCCTGGCTCGGCTGTGCGCCTACTATGAGCAGGAGAACGACCGCCTCTCGGTGGCAAACACCCATCTGACGAACACCATGAGCAAGAAGGAGCAGGAGAAAAAGAGCTTGCCCTGTGCGTGGTGGGAACTATTAGCGACATTGATAGCCGGGCTGTTGCTCGGCGGAGTAACAATCTTTTTAACAACAAGAAAGAAATGGAAAAAAGTGTTTTAGACGGAACAGATCTCATTCTGAGCGTCAATGGCAAGGCCCTTGGCTTCTCGACGGGATGCAAGGTGAGCACGACAACGGAGACCGGCGAGCGCGTAACGAAAGAAGCATCGAGCGGTAAATGGAAGGAGAAATACGTGAAGAGTTTCTCGGAGAGTATCTCCGCGGAAGGCTGTGTGCTGACTGACGGTGACAGCGATACCCCTACTTACGATCAGCTAAAGGATATGCAACTGGCTGGAGAACCCATCGACGCAAGTTACGGTTTGCGTGACGGCGACAGTCGCACCGGCAAGACCAACGGGGGGTATAAGGGCAAGTATATCATCACGAGCCTTGAGCTTGACGGCCAGGCAGGCGATGATGCCAAGTACAGCGTACAGTTGGAAAATTGTGGTAAGGTGGAAAAGTTGACCGGAATCTTGAGTGAAACGGCAAAAGTGGGAGGATAAGCTATGCTTCGTATTAAGGTAAAAGGCAAGGAATATCCTTGCGAGATGGTGATGGGTGCCTTCCTGCTCTTCAAGCGCGAGACGGGCAAGGACGTGAGCCAAATGAAGCAAGACGATCTTGAGGACTTGCTGATGCTGATGTGGTGCTGTGTGAAATGCGCCACTCAAGCAGAAGGCGGTGAATTCCCGCTTGATTTCGAGACCTTCTGCAACAGCATCACTCCATCGGTACTGAACAGCTGGAACGAGAAAGTGAGTGCCCTGGACGAAAAAAAAAGTCTGAAAACGAAGTAGGTGACGGTGATATTGACCGTTTGCTCGGAATAGCGTTGGGGTGTATGGGCATGGGTATGGATGACTTCTGTCGATGCACCCCCTCTGAGTTTCGGTCGGCATGGGACGCATGGGACGAGATGCGTCAGGCGCATGATCGGGGAGCGTGGGAACGGATGCGCATGGAATGCCTTTGCACATTGCAACCTTGGTCGAAAAAGCGTCTTTCAGCGCGTGACATCATGGAATTTCCATGGGAGGAAAAGAAGATTTCGCATAAAGACGCGAAGATGGGAAAAGAAGAAGTCATGCGGAGATACCGCAAGGCGAAAGCCGCTGCGGGGCTGAAATGAGCATAAAAGGCTATTTCCTCGTCAGCTTATGAAGTCCGACGATGGCACCGACAAAGAAAACCAAAACAGCAATCAGAAATAATACCGTTAAGGTTGTGGCAATAGGATGCTCACTGAAATACTGTAAAATAGGGCTTAAATCTAACTCATCCATCTTCGGATCTGATTGATACGCTGCAAATATAAAAAATAAAAACGAAACGATGGCGAACGAGGTCAGCTTTTTAATAAAAATCCACAGTGATGGCGGAGCAAAACGTGTTACGGCCGATGCCGAAGAGATGGGTCGTGTCATCCGTGAGGTGCAGGACGAGGCGGAAAAGGCGAAGCGCGATGTACTCACATGGGCGCAGGCTGCACAGGCTGTCGATATGCTGCAAAGTTCCATCAGCGAGTTGCAGGCGGCACTGACGGAAATGACCGCCGACTACCAGACATCCGTCGTGGCGCAGACACAGCTGGCCACCATCATGCGGCAGCGCATGGGAAGCACGGAGGAGGATATACAAACCATCAGGGACTTGTGCTCCGCCCAGCAGGAACTCGGCGTGGTGGAGGACGACATCGCAGCGAGCGGCGCCCAGCAGAGACTTTTTTATTATGTACTGCTGACGTGCTCATTCGCATGGACAGCCAGAGGGCAACCAAAGTCTGTGCGGATCACGCCCTGCCGGGCAGCAAGCCGAAAGACAAAACTGCGCGAAGCCTTAGGATTCCGCCCAGACTGGGCAACCACTCCCGGCAGGCAATTTACGCGAAGCCTTAGGCTTCCGCAACCTTTTGGCTGCCTTGGATTGCTCAAAGGCTACTCGACGCCGCGGGGCAGGTCTTCGGACAATATCTCGAGTAGGGCGGGATGCAAAGGGCCATTGGTCGCGACAATATGA